GTCTCAATCCAATCATTTAAACCATTCTCCAACTGCTTCTCAAACAAGTTGCCTGTGTTTGATGCACCACGATTACCTCTGCTACCATCGCCTGCAGTAAATTTAAGATTACTTATCTTTAACTTCGTCTTCAATTGCGCTTCTGTAAACTGTCCTTTCAATGCACGTGCATACTTAACATCATTCTTCTTGTCGGAAGCGAAAGCAAGTGGATCGGGAAGCAGTTTCCCATACTCAGTCACTAGATAATTCCACAGTCGTGTCGCCTCAATAGCGGACTGCGGATTCATATGGGACACAGCTGCGCTGAGTTCCTTATAATCTTTAGGGATGACGTTGTATGCCATAAAAAAAGACCCTCCGATGTATTTATCAGAAGGTCTTTAGTCTATCAGAGGTGCCCGTTGTTTTCAAGCCATTCTCGGGTCATCGGGGTCAGTTCATAATCTGACCACATCGTACCAGCAGCGCAAGACTCAAGTGCATTTTGTGTCATACTCTCAGTTCGTGCTGCCCAAAACGCTTCCTTCTCCCAAGGAATAGCACTAGGTTGACTTCTGTAGGTATCTTTAGCCATATCTTGCCAGATCTGAGGAACGTCTTCCTCATTATGAATGATACCAATAAAGTTATTATTGATACCACCTGCCATACAATCCTGTGCAGCGTGCCATCCTTCGTGACGGACAACACTCATCAACACTCCAGGACGATGAACATATCTTTTGTTAAGATAGAAGTGATTGCTAACAGTATGATAGACACCACGATGTCCTACTGGAAAATACTTTTCATCAGCAAGATACACATTAACTCCAACCTGCCCGAATGCAACCATAATTTGATTGAACTCAGCTGAAACAAGGTCCCAATTAGAATCAGGATATGCTGAACGAAGATCACCAGAACTATGAATTTGATCAATGCCTTCAGTGCATTCTTTCAAAAGCATACATCCCATAGCATCCATCGAGAAGTATCCCTTGGTAGGTTTAGCGATTACTGGTGACAGCAATGCAGCTGACAGACCTAGAAGGGTGCTAAGAATAATAGCGCGTTTCATTTTTTGTCCTCGTAATAAAGATCTAGTTTAGAGTCAAGTTGTCCAATCACTTCGCGAAGTTTTTTGATGCGATAGGGGCAACAGGTTTCATCTGTTGTATAGTCTCTCTGCTCACGAATTAGTGCTTGCAGAATTGATACCGCCATTTCAGGGGTAAGTTCTAATTCAATCATCAGATGTCATCCGTCTTACGATTCTCGGAACGATAGATATCAAACGAACCTTCTGGATATCGGGAAAGAAGTTTGACCATATTCTGTGTCAGGATGTGATCCAGAGTTACGTCAAGACAAATACAAGCTTGAGTGACATACCACATCACATCTCCCAACTCCTTAACCATATGAAGTTTATTATCGTTGGTAAGTTCTTTACCTTGGAAAGCAACCTTCTTAACGATCTCAGTAAACTCCCCACCTTCAGCACTGATACCTACAGCAGCAGTTAGAAGACGAGCGATAGGCACACCCTGTTCTTGCAAATCTTGAATGCGACGAATAAACTCGTCATCATTCTTAGAGGGAATACTTGTAACTTCGTTTACAAACTGAGCATACTTAATGAAATCAACTTCTTGATTGTCGGGGGTTTTCATACTACAAAATCGGAAAATTTGGATTGAGATTCCTTAGAGAAATCTGGTTGGAAATTTGTCGTGTTGGCAACAGCCTCAGAGTCTTGTTCCTGCTGCACATCATACAGCTTCATCTTCGCTCTGTCAATACCTATGGTGAATCTTTTGAAGATGGTCGGGTCATTGTATCTGTTCTTGAGTTGCTTGACCATAATCTGGTTCTGCGCCTCAAGTTCTTCAGTAGAGATAAGAGCAAACATAAGATCCGCAGTGGCAGGTAGACCAAATGACTCAGAGGTGTCGGTAAGATCAACGTCAGAATTGCCATACCCAGACCTAGTAGTCTGAGTAGCAGATACAATTGGTAAATTAAACTCGACAGCAAGACCCCGAAGCTCTTCTGCAATTGCTTTAACATACGTATAAGAATTGACAATTGCGCCTTTATACCTAGAGGATGCGCAGATATTTAGATAGTCAATAAAGATAATATCTGGACTGAAGGATTTTTTTAATGCTAGTTCACTGAGAAGTGCACGAAAATGCCCAACGTGAGCAGAAGCTGTAGGATACTCTTTGATAATAAACTTACCTTCTGTCTTACGTGACAGGTCAGCAACCTTAGTTTCAAATAGCATCCTAGGCAATTCAGCAATGTCTTTGATGTTTACATTGAGAAGATTAGCATCAATACGTTCAGCAATTTTCTCCTCTGACATCTCCATCGTGATGTACAAGACGTTCAGACCCATCGTCAAGCAACCAGCTGCTTGATGGCACATAAACAGACTCTTGCCCACTCCTGTACCTGCCAGAGCAACGTTCAAAGACTTGTTAACCAGTCCACCCTTGGTGATCTTATTGAAGAAGTCCAAGTCAAAAGGAATTCGATCCTCATTCTTGGTATAGAAATCAAAACGTTCTTCATAATCTTCCAGGTAGTCGTGACCAATATGATCATCGAAAGAAACAGACAAAGCTTCCTTCAGAATGTCAGGGATAGAATCTCGCGACTTCTGTTCATCCTTGCCATCAGCAAGTTTAATGGACTGCATCAATGCCAAATAGATGGCACGATCCTTACACCACTTCTCCGTGGCATCCAACAACCAGTCCTTTGTTGGATCTTCTACTACATCCTGGAAAGACTTACAGACACTTCGGACTTCACCAAACGTCTGATCAGAAACATCGTCCCGTCCTTCGACTTCAATAAGAACAACCTCCGTGGTCGGGAGACGGTCATACTTATCAGCGAACTTTCTGATCTCTTCAAAAATGATCTTTTCGTTAAGTTCTTCATAATATTCAGGTTTAATAAATGGTAAGACCTTACGAAAGTAGTCATCATTTCTGAAGAGGTTTCGTAAGATCGTTTGTTCAATTCGTTCATTCACCGTATTTGAACTCCTTTGCAGCTGCTTCATCCAGAGCTTGCATCACTTCATCGGTGAAATACTTTTCGGGTTCTGCAAGGATCTGTTTAGGATAAAGAGACTTGTCTCCAATCTTGTAACGATTACCCACTCGCTCAAAGACTCCATACTCATCGCCAAGTTCTAGCAATCCAAAGTAACGGTCAAGTCCACGCTCGTCATAAAATAGGCGTGTCTTCACTTTACTATTTTCTTTCGTGAATCTAGACTTTTTATTTGTAGCGGTGATAATGTTACCGACAACCTCAGTACCGTCTTTCTCTTTCGCCTTCGACAAGAAGACAATGTTGGAAGCTGCATACTTAAGTCCTGTACCGCCGCCCATTTCTTTTGTTGGAACATAAGCACCAACAACTTCATAAGTGTGATTGGTAACAATCAAAGGAATGTTTGCTCTACCAAGATTAAGAGTCAACACTCGGAAGATGGATTTGATGACCTGTGCTCTAGTCATATCACGGGTCTCTTTTCCTGCTGCAGAATCTTCCATCTCTTTAGATGTAGAAAGATTGCCTAGACTATCCAGGACCATAAGCAGGGGAGGACGATCAGCTTCTTTAATCTTTTCGTACTCGCTAACAATTTTCATAGCTTGTGTACGAAATTCCTGCACAGTGACGACAGGAACTAGTCCCACACGATCAGTATCGATCGCACGGTCTGACATCATATCTTTGGAGATAGCAGATTCAGACTCAAAATAAATGACATTACCTGTAGGATTAGCGTTAAGGAAAGACCGAACGATACTAAGAGCAAAAAAAGTTTTTCCAGTGCTTGATTCTCCTGCAAGAGCGGTGACTTTGTTTGAAGGAATACCTCCAAAGACCGAACCACTAACAAGGGCATTGAAAATATAAGAGCCAGTGTCAACCCAACCAGCAAGGTCACCTGAAGTAACCCCGTCGCTAACAACTGAAGCATACTCATTACCAATTTCCTTGATAACGCTATTCAAAAACGACATTAAAAAAATTCCAAAAGACTACCAGAGCGTTCCGGCTTCCAACCAATGCATTCTAACACGGAACGCAGAGGTTCGTAGAACGACTTGTTAAATTGTTTGTCAAAGTCAATGTACTGTTCCAACCCAAACTCTTGGGGCAGCTCCTGGAAAAAGGAGATGACGTTCTCGCCAAGGATGTTTGGTTCTTTCAAGTAAATGAATTTGATCTTCTCGCCCTCTTGAATGCGAGCGTGTTTGTTTTCGATACCGTACTTTTTAATG